CTCCAGATGCAGGATATTGAACGCATAGTCAGGCAATCTGCACACGGGAAGTATGCGAAGGAAACTGTTGCAGCTTGGCGTGACCATAAACCACCGACTGTTAGTTGGTGGAAGTGGCTTACTTCGAGTGAATACAGGAGTATGTTGCGTGATCCTGCGCTTTTGTTGTTTAAGACCGCTGATAAGAAACTGGATCAAGCTATGAATCGGTTTGCAGTGGAAAAAGTGACCAAACCAGGAATTAGCTTCTCGTTGAAGGGTGGAGTTAAGTTGGAACCCGGATACACCGTTGTTCAAGGTGCTATTTTAGCTAATGAACAGAGGGTGCCAAGTCCTGAGGAAGTTGATGCTGCGTTTAAGCAGATAGCTGATGGAGCTGAAGAAGAGGTTAAAGTCGACATTATCAACGAAGCGTTGGTTGATGCCGTCGGTGGCCTCGTCGCTGCCCAACAGTTAAACTAAACGTTCCCGTTGGTTATTGTGTTGCACCTTTCAAGCCTTTAGCGGCGGGATGTAAAATCCTGCACGTTCCTAACGATAAGGTCGTTACGAAAAGGGTTGGGTGCAAAATGATAGCCTTAGGTCCATCTTTGGTCACGCGTGCGTTAGGGATTAGGGAGTATGGGCTTCATGCTCACACTGTCGATCAGGAGCTTCGAACGCTTCACAATCGGCATCTCTTTGAGACCCCTGAACCCGACATGTGGTGTCCAGAGTGGCACGGGTTTAAGAAGCAACTTCGCCTCTTGGCTGATGAGATCGGTTACGTGCCCATTGCCACCAATGCACAAGTGTTGGAAGGTAAGTTTGGGCGGATCCGGAAACGGATGCGTGAAGGGTTGAATCAGTATTATCGTGAGGGTGTTGAACGTAAGCAATCCAGGTTAACTGAGATGCAGAAGCTTGAGTTTTATGAGGTGGATAAATTAGCGGGCAAAGAGGATAGGGGCATCCAGTATCGTACTGTTGTGTATAATGCTGCTTTGTCCCGTCACCTCCGCAATATTGAACACCGCCTCATGAGCTGCGTTGGCAGAAATAAGTCAGGTCTGCCCTTTATGGCAAAGGGCAGGTCGCTTGATGAGCGTGCGGTGCTCTTACTTAGGATGGCTGATGGTTATACGAATCCCGTGTTCATTAACCTTGACCATGCTAGGTTTGATGCGCACATGCACTATAAACTTATAGTTGCTGAACACTCGGTCTATAAGCGGTGCCGCAATTGGCATCCCGAGTTGCTTAAGTTGCTTAATTGGCAGCTGACAGCTACAGGGATAAGCAAAGGTGGCATCAAGTATATGACTCGAGGTAAACGCGGCAGCGGGGATGTTAATACCGGCCTTGGCAATAGTGAAGTCAATGGCGGGTTCATCTTTAGCTGGCTCGAGGCCTCAGATGTTTCGGGAGATGTGCTTCTAGATGGCGATGACGCTGTTATTATAGTTGAGAAATCAGATTATGATAAGTTGTTGCCTATTGAGGAGTACATGCTCAAGCTCGGTATGGAGACTGTGGCGGAACGAGTTGATGACATTGGTGATGTTGAGTTTTGCCAGGCGCGTGTGGTGCTTGGGAAAAGTGGACCTTACTTTTGTGGCAACCCTCTCAAATTTTTAGAGACTATGACCATGACTGCCGAGACCAGGGGAGCAGAAAGTGCTTTTCAGGTTTTCAGGTCAAGTGTCGTAGGTTTAGCCACCCAAAATCCATGCTGCCCAATGCTTAAACCGTTTCTTAAGTGGTGTGAGGCGAACCCAGGGTTTGCGGTAATGCCACAAAGTATGCGTTACCGGATGCGGACCTATAAAATTGGGCCCGTTGCTTTAGTTCCAAAATGGGAAGAGCCTACTATGGAGCAAAGGCTATCATTCGGCAAAGCGTGGGGGATTAGTCCAGCAGAGCAAATAGCATTTGAGGATAGTGCAACCGTTGATGCCATTTTACGACGGATTCGGGAAAGTAAGGTTAGGGTAAAGCCCGAATCTGCATCCGAAGGTCTGTTGTTTGATGACGGGTGGGTTGACCAGGGATATGTAGAAGATAGTTTGGATCTCCTTTGGAAAAACCAGACTGTTGAGTTC